TCTAGCCAGGTTTCAAATTTATCCTAGCATGATTTTTTTGTCAACGCTAGATTAAAAACAGTTTGTTGTGCAATTACCAAAATAGCAACAGGTCGTACAAGTCACTATTCTGCTTCCAGACATGATTGTGTGAGTCGAGCAATTAGCCCATACCACAGTGGTAAAAACAGCCGCTAACCAACCAAAAACAATTTTCTTGAACATGGGACACTCCTTAAAAAGAATCCACATATTACACAACTTTCGGTGTTTTCAAAATGCTATCAGAACTGAAAATCCAATAGAAAAATACAATCGTTGCTTTTTTGCACACCCTATTGACCAATTGTGTAATCAATGCACAATAGACCCCACTGCAACAACGCAGTGTTCAACAGGAGTCACAAAGTGAATGAATCTGACAAAATCAAGTTTGAAAAATGGGCGTTTATTCAAGACATCAACATTGACGACATCACTGAGGCCATCCAAGGCTCAGAAGCACTCTGTCAAGCCATCCGTAACAACCACTGGACTGATGTAGCCGACATCATCAGGAATCGCATTGAGAACACTGCTCAGATAACAGCAGAGTTCCGTGTCATGGTCATGGATGATGAATACCCCACAAAACCAATTGATGATGTGCAAGAGCTTGAGGAATATCAACTGCGCCAGATCGAGCGTCAGCAACAAGCCCTAGAGCGTAAGAAACAGGCCATCACCAATAAACTCGCCCTAGACGATGATGAACTCAAAGTGCATGAGATCAACCTCATGCTGATCAGCTCACTCAAACGCTATGTCAAGACGGACATCATGGTAGGCACAACAGACAACACAATTTACAAGGATGCCAAGGCACTTCTTGAAACTCTGGGAGAGATGTGATGCAAATGAAGATTCATTCTGAGAAGAAGATCAATGAGGCATACGATGCTCATTCAGGCATGGAATACTGCTATTTCTGCATGAGAGAGCGTCTGAGCCGTGATGAGTGCTGCGGTCAGTCATCCTGGCTCAAGTTCCGTGATCTGTCTGCTGACAGTCGCTATTCCATCGCCATCAACTATCTCAACCAGTTGGAGAGCAAATGATGGACAAAGAGGCTTTGCGTAAACTGATCTGGGACGACCAGATGAGAGACTCAACAGAGTATTGCTGCTATTGTGGGCAAGAAAAATATCGCCTTGGCTGCTGTGGTGAGGCCCACTACGAGACTTTTGCCGAGATGGAAAAGGAAAAACAAGATTACATCGTTGATTCGTTGCTTGATGATGAACTGGAGGGTAAATAATGACTAAGCCAACAGGAATTAGCATGGATATTCCAGACCCAACTAAGAAGGGAGACAAGTTCTTGGTCACAGTCAAAATTGTAAACATGACTAGAACTCCAGTTGCAAAGTTGGAGTGCCACGGAACCTATGACAGGAAAACAATTGATGCAATCTTAAATCTAATGGGGGTCAAATGAAACTCAAGGCAATCAAGATGGAACATCGCCCACAGACTGAGGTTCGCCCTCAGACCTTGCTAGACAAGAAATTCGTGTATGTGCCAGCATCAGCCACTGATGTGACGCAAACATGGAAGAAGTTTGGTTGGACACCCATTGAGAACAAGGAAAAGCATTATGAGCAAAAGTGAGTTTGTTGATTACAGCAGTTTGCTGATGGAGATGGAGCGTGTGGTCAGGAGTCTGCACGACAAATGCCTGCACAAGCAGTATGAGGGCTATATGGCTGACATTGCTGAGTTGCACTCTAAGGCCACTCTACTAGGCGCTTGGATTGCAGCAGAGCAACTCAAAAGGAGCTTCAAATGAGTGACGATGCTTGGCAAGATTTAGGGTCGTTCAATGGCGACTGGTATTACATGAAAGTCATTGATCAAGACTTTGATTGCGATGGAAGATTCGAATGTAAATATGAAATCTTCATCAACGATGATGACGAGCCTGTCTTCAAGAATGATGAAGATGAGCCATTCACAGGCGATCTGCCAGAGAACATCATCAAAGACATTAAGAAGGTCATTGAAAGGCTAAAACATGAATACAGAGACTGGCTCTATCAACCTGACTAGCAATAGCCAGAGAGAAGAAGAGTTGCTGACAAGGCTTAACTCTTTGGAAACTCAGGTGAATGACTTTGTGGTCATGTTGGGTCAGCACAACAAGCAGATACACAGAATGTCAATCATCATCTCTGATCTGCTGAAAAAACTTGAGTCAACAGGCGACAAAAATTTATAATCAATCTTCAATCAACAGGAGTTACCTATGAATGTGTATCAAAAACTCAATGAAGCTCGTGAACGCTTCCATCAATCAAAACTCAACAAGTCTGGTCAAAACAAGTTCGCTGGTTACAAATACTTTGAACTATCAGACTTCGTAGTTCCCGCCTTGCAAATCTTCAAAGAGGTTGGTCTAACCTCAGTGATTAGCTTTGGCAAAGAAACAGCAGATATGCGTATTGTCAACAACGAGAAGCCAGATGAGGTCATCGTTATTGAATCCCCCATGTCATCAGCCGCACTCAAAGGTTGCCATGAGGTGCAAAACCTTGGCGCTGTGCAGACCTACCTCAGACGCTATCTGTGGGTGGCAGCACTTGAGATTGTTGAGCATGATGCGCTAGATGCCACAACAGGCAAGAAAGGTGATGGCCCTGTCGTTCGTCCTACCAAAGTAGAGGTAGACGAGTCACGAGAGAGCCTATTACAAGATGTCGCAATCGCCATCCAAGACCGCTTTGATGCCGACGACATTATTGGCGCATGGGAAGAGTTCTCGGGTCTGACAGACGCTGACGAGAAAACCCATGTTTGGGGGCAACTGCCCAGCAATGTGCGATCAGCACTCAAGAAGCACAATGAATCACTGAAAGGCAAATGATGGAAAAGCAAGCACGAGATAACTCAGGCGTTTTGTTCAAAAACGACAAGAAAGAGTCTGAGAAACACCCCGATTACAAGGGAAGCATGATTGTCAATGGCACTGACTATTGGCTATCAGCCTGGATTAAAGAGGGCAAGAGTGGCAAATTTATGGGTCTGGCACTGTCGCCCAAGGATGAGCAACCGCCTGCCAAGTCAACTCCTCGTCCGTCTAAAGAGATGGATGACGATTTGCCATTCTGAGTTACGGGGGAAAGTGGATGCTGGCGGCATAGCAAATGCGTGTCGAAAGTACCTTCCAGACGCAGCGAGTACCCCACCATTTTTCATAGGAGTCAATCATGTTCAATCCATTTCAATTCGTCAAAGAGAAGTTCGGCACACCCATCCATAGGCTGGTTCGTAGAGATGACCCTGTAACCTCGTATGAGGCAGCAGAGAAAATCGATACAACAAAGATGGAGCAAATGGTCTTGGAGGCCATAAAACGCTTCCCAGAGGGTTGTATTTCAGATGAAGTGCTTGCCGAGTTCCCGCATCTCCCATACTCTTCTGTGACTGGTAGATTCAAAGCCCTATACGAAAAGGGTCACATTGAAATTATTGGTGTTCGCAAAGGCAAATCAGGTCGTAATCAACGAATTATGAGGGCAACATGATTGAAGCTCAAAAGGTCTTTGAAATGCTAATGAAGGCAAACGGCTATTCAAAGGAAGAGTTGAAAAGAAAAAATCAGGGCTATGTCAGCAATACTGTCCAGACCCGCTGGAAATACTTTCTTTTGGGCTGGGAAATGAGAGGATTGAAATGAAAGACGAAGCATTGAGACTGGCCCTTGATAAAAAAGCCGATAACGCTCGTGATTTAGGTTTGAATTACGATCCTGAAAACACCTTGCATTGGCACGCTTTGAATTACCGCACAGCCCCTACACAAAACGCACAAGAAATGTTTGAAGCGCTTGAAAAGTTTGTTGAAACCGCCATCAAACAAGCCTTGGAACAACCAGAGCCTGTCATAGACCATTCTGCGGCTGTTCGTATAGCAACTGCATTGGGTTGGGAGCCAAAGCGTAAGCCAGAGCCAGAGCCTGTGGCGTTAGGACACAAAGAGAAAGACAAATACGAATTTGTGCCAACAGCAAAATGGTTCGGTGAATTGCCTGATGGGGTTCATCACCTCTACACATCCCCACCCAAGCGTGAATGGCAGGGGCTGACGGATGTTGATGTATCAAAGATTCTTGATGAACAAAATGGTTTTTACACATTTGAAAAATGTTTTAATTTTGCAAAAGCCATTGAAGCCAAACTCAAGGAGAAGAACCATGACTCAAGATGAAATTCTCCAAATGGCAAGACAGGCTGGTTTTGAGTCACACGATGTCATGATTAACCATCGAAAAGAATTGGTGCGTTTCTACGCCCTTGCTATTGCCCATGAGCGTGAGGCGTGTGCCCAACTGTGTGAAGACCTATGGGAAGATGATGGAACGGCTTGGGACTGTGCTGTTGCAATAGAAAGCAGAGGAAACAAATGAGAGGTGGAGCACGACCAGGGGCTGGAAAAAAGCCAGCTAATTTTGATCATGCAAGGGCACAGAAGCTCAAAGAACAGGGGTTTTCTCACCAAGAGATTGCCAGTCGGTTTGGAGTGAGCAAATGGGCTATTGATTGGTTCTTCAGGAGAAAGCGTGAAAAAGCCGCATACACCAGCAATCAGAGCAGTTCTCAGGGACAACCCTAATGGCAAAACTGCCAAGCAAATCCATGCTGAATTGCCTCACATCTATCACATCAAAACCATCAAGAGCAGTCTGAGAAAGATGCCTGATGCCTACATTGATAGGTGGGTCAGAGAGCCAGGGTCAAGGGGTCAGTATCAGGCAGTCTTTATGGTAGTTGTCCCGCCACAAGATTGTCCTCACCCCAAAGACCGATTCAAAGAGGTTTGCAAAAGCAGATGGGTGGATATAAGAACTTAGAATGTCGCTAAAACACGCTCATAGCGACTTTTACGGTCTGCCAAGCCGATCAATCCACCATTGATTCGTTTGGTTAGACCGTCAAAATCGTTATTGTCAGCAAATTCAAAGCACTTATTGGTCTTCCAGAACCATCCAGCACTCATGGCAGCATACTGAGGCTCTAAAAGGAGGTCAGGAGAGCCTACAAGGTCGATTCCTAGCCCCTGACCACACCGAGTGTAGTTATCCTTGCCTGTGAGCTGTTTTAAGCCTCTACCACGGTATTTCCAGCCTTCTCCAGACTCAATAGACCCATTGCCCATTCGGGCAGAATAGACTACATTAGCGATCATCTCTGGTTTGCGATGCAGAGCAAGGGCAAACTTGTTAGGCTTATTTTTGCCATTTTCTTTGATGGGCTTGCCATCAGGCCCTTTTTCAGCGAATCGATTAGGCCAAACTACCGCCATTGTGTCGGCAGAGTAGTTCAGATTCTCTGTCAAAGCAGTAAATCCAGCCGATTCATGGGCAGTCTGAGCCAAGAAACCAGCAATCCTACGCTCATTACTGATCTGAAACTGACTGCAAGTATGTTGGATGGCTGAGAGCCATTTATCAGGCTCTTTCACGCCAGCGGCTACCAATTGCTCTATTGCAGGGGTCATTTCTTGTCATCCTTCATCCGTGAGCCTTGACTAGACCCCAGAAGGAAGGCAAACATAGAGGTCACAACACTGCCCATCACATAGCCGACAATCGTGTCTGCAAAGCGCATATTTTGGTCAGGAATGTCCAGCCAAATCAGGCTAGGAATGAATGCTGCGGCAAAGATAGACCAAAAACCAATGAAGAAATAGACGAAACGGCGCACCAATGGGTCATCTGACTTCATGGCCTGCATCTGCATATCAGTGGCTCTCTGACGGCTCTTTTCGTCCAGTTCAGCCATGAACTCTTCGTGTTTCATAGCCGCTTCTTTGAGCTTAGAGACATCTTCCTGGCTCATCTGACCTTCAGGCTTTAACTCTACGCCCAGCTTGCCCTGAACATAGTCAACGCCCTTCTCCATGACCGCATCAGCCACCTTTGGCAAGCCATTGCTAATCAGCCCAGAAACAATACTAGCGATCATTGGTAGCATCAGTCTTCTCCTTTACCCATTCAGGTTTATCGCCTCTACCCGTCCAAGTGCCCTTTTCTTCAGGCTTCTCAGGGTCAGGCTCCTTGCTCAAAGCCTCTTTCACCATGTCTTTGCCCTTAATAGCAAGCAAAGTGCCCAATGAGCCAAGTATGTACTTACTCATGTCAGACAAAAGGAAGAAAAACTGTTTGTCAGCAGGGGCAATCCCAGACATGGGCTGAGGAACAAACACAAGGCTAAACATGGACAGACTGACCATGCACACCACTGTAAAACAGAAGGTGGCGGCAATCATCAGTTTGATCTTGGCTTCAATAGTTTCAGCGTTCATTGTTTTGCCCCTTAGTCAGTTCTGGCTTCATCAGTTGGTCAGGACATTCGCCCAAAATCTCGCATTCAGGACGCTTACAGGCGGGTTTATCCCAATTCTTTGAGTCCATGCACTGGTAGCGGTAGAACTCGGGCATATCGCAGCCCGTGAGAATGCCAGCCAACAACACGATATAGAGCATGGCGATGGTGTATAGGGCCAACTTCTTAAGAAAGTAGCCCATCGGGTCTTCTTCATTCATTTGAACCACCCATTGTCTTTGGCATACAGTAGGCCCTGAATCAGCACCCAAATCAGCGGAGGAACCAGAATCACCAAGAGGCCAACAGCAATGCCTATCTCAACCATCTGAGCCATCTTTTTGGCCCTCTTCTTAGCGGCATCATTAGCTCGTCTACGAGCCTCTCTTTCAGCCTCTTCGCCCTCAGCCACACGCTTTTGGATGGCTTCCCAAACATCAGCCCGTCCAGTCTGGAAAAAGATCATTTTCAGACCCTCTTCCCACTCCCTTTGTTGCATCAGTTGAATCTCAATCTCAACCGCCTTGGCAAGGGATGAGCCACCCTCTTTCTTTGCCTGCTCTAGCGCCTGTGTAGCGTCTTTCTTTGCCCCAAAATATTGCCCCAACATAGGGGCAAGAGAGGAAACATCATTAACAGTCTTCTGAGCCTGTTTGATGACTTGTACAGCCTTTTGAACGGCTGCAAAGGCGGCAAGAGCAGTGCTGATTGGTTCCATTTATTGTCCAGGCGTTGTCATCCCACCAAAGAACAAGCCCTGCGGCACTGTGCTGACAGGCTGAGGTGGCACATTTCCAGTCAATAGACCAGACATGAGCCTTTGAGCACCACGGCGGCGCAATACATCTTGCATGGCTTCTGCGCCAATGCCAGCACCAATCAGCGGTAGTGCGTATTCAGGCTTCATGGCGGCAGCACCAACAGCGCCAGCACCCAACACATTGCGACGAGTTGGGTCAAACTTGGCTACGAAGGACAAAAGCGGGTCAAGAGAACCGCCTTTTGCTACCGCTTTGATGGCGTTTTGCTCATCATCAGAGAAAACAGCCATTTTTTGCTTGCTTGCCGCCAAACGAATAAATCCTTGGCGAATCAACTCGCTCTCAGAAGCATTTGGGTTCATGGCCCTGATTTCAGCCGTGTTTAGGATGTCATCAATGGTCGTGGCACGACTGAGGTTTCTCCAGTCTTTACGAGCACTAGAAAGCGTTTTAACAGCCTCGTCAATCCCACCTTCACCAGCCACCACATCTTTAGGCGATAGACGGGCAACAAAGTCGTCAATCTCTTTAACCATCACGCCTGCCAAACGCTGAACATTGCGATCTTTGTCGGTTTTTAGGTCGTTTGCCAATTGACGCAGTTGATCAACTTCATCAAACTTTACATTTCCACGGGCTGTAACAGTATCAAAACGCTTGAGAACATTCTCAACAGCAGGCGCATTTTCAGGAAGATAACGATTCTCATCTAAGGCATTCCTGACACCTTTGACCATGTTCATGCCAGAAGCGTTGCTCAAAACAATGCCTTTGTCAGCCACATCGTTGTAAGCCCTTTGAGCCGCCAAACGGACAGAATCAAGGGTTGCCATAGGCTGTTTACCAGTCTCAATACGATCAAGCAGACCGCCAATGGTGCGACCAGAGCTAGAGCCAAGCAAAGCACCCAAACCAACGCCAACCGCAGTCGCAGCCAAGTCGCTACCAGTGATTTCTTTGGTTTTTTCGGCAATCGGTTCAGCAGTAGCGCCAGTCACGGCGGCGGCAGGCAGTTGACGAGCCAAATCTTGACCAAAGATAGTTCCAGGCAGGGCACGAGCCATTCCAGCCGCACCAGTTAAAGCCTGCATACCAGCACCAGCGGCCTTTTCAACGCCAGTTTCAGGAGTTGGCAAACCAGCCTCTGTCAGTAACTGACTTTGAGCCTGAGCAACACTGGGAATACGGCGTTCGGAGCCTGCCAAACCAAGAGCCAAGTTACCAGCACTACGCAAACCCTCTAAAACAGTCGTTGCAGGGGCTGTAATGCCTTCATACAAGGCTCGACCAGCCAAGCCAGCCTGACGACCAACTTGGCTCATCACAGAAGGCTCTTGAGGCGCTTGTTGAATGCCTAAATAGCCCTGAATTTGTGAAATAGCCTGTTCGTTGCTCAGACCAGTAGGAAGATCGTAGAACTTACCTTCGTATTCGTAAACAGGCATGGCTACCTCACTTCAGTTTGATGGGGTTTTCACGAGTTCCAAGCGCCGCACTAGGAGCCTGAATTGGAGAATACTGTTCAGAAAAGTCAAAATCATTAAGGTTGCCAAACTTGTTCGCATGAGAGTTCATCTTGCGATAGTAGTCAATCTTATTGCGCTGAATCTCATCAAGTTTATTCAACAACTCAGTTCTAGCATTGGCACTCGTTGTAATCTGAGGAATCCGAGCCTCAACAAACTTGCGATCAGCATCAGAAATCTGAGCACCAAGTTTGCCACCCAAATCTTGCATAACAAGGTCTTTGGCTTGCTTGTCATAGACTTCAGAACTTGTCAAAACTCTGGTCTGGGAAGGACTCAGCAAACCAACGCTCGCAAGGAAGTTCGTTCCTGTAATGTAAGAGTTAGCCAAAGGCCCTGTAAACAATTCGCCAGAAGCGTTGAGTTGCTTCATGTTTGACAGAGTTGAAAGTGCCTGAGATGCTCCACGAGCCAAATTAGCGGCATCATCAAGAGCCTGGGCCTGTGTAGTACCACGCTTTTTAGCAAACTCTTGCTCTTGATTCTGGTTAACCGTCAAACGGGTAACAGATGCACCAGCCGCACGCTTGTCAATCTCGTCTTTGAGCAATGCCTCATTGATCTTTTTGACCTGTTCAGGAGTGTATGAGCCATAGTTCGGCTTATCACCAAAACCAAGCTCAACCGCCTTGCCAACAAAGTCAGTCTGAGGCTTGGCAAGTTTATCAATCGGAACAAGCAAAGAAACATCGCCAGCCGTAACTGATGCAGCAATACTCTCAGGCGTAAATTTTCCTGTTTTGGCGAGTTCTTGAGCACGACCAGAAGGGCCAATATCAAATAGGTTCTTTTGAGCCGTTGCCATGCTAGATTGGGCAGAAGCCGCCTTTTGAGCCTGCTCAACCATAGCACCTTGAATCTGACGAGCAAGTCCAGCCGCCTGAGCAGCGCCTTGAATGTCACCAGACTGCTGCAACGCCTGAGCAAACTGAGTCAGACCTTCAGGAGAATTGATGTCAAACTGACGAGCAAGCGCATTGCGTGTGCTAACCATCTTCAGCATCGGGTCTTCAATGCCAAAAGCACCTCCAACACCCTGACCAGCCATGTAAGCACCAGTCTGAGTCAATGCACCAGCACGCTCTAATGGGCTAAGTCTTTGCATGGCAACTGCATCTTGCAGTGCCTGACGGTTCATCTGTTGCTGGTACATCTCAGGAGATATACCAAACAGGCTTCCAACGATGTCTGTTGCCATTCTTTACTCCTTAGATAAACTGCCCGTAGTCTTGGTTTCCATAGGCAAGGCCAGTGCCAAACCCTGAACTACCTAAAGCAGTGTTGGCAAGAGAAGCCTGTGTTCCACTTCCAAGCATTCCAATTCCTGCGCCAAGCAAACCACTCACGCCTTGACCAATCAATCCAGCCGCCAAAGGACTCTGGCCTAAACCACCAAGAACCTGAGAGGTTGGGCTGTAAGCATTTGCAGGATACATTGCTTGAGCAGCACCCAAGTTACCTTGTAGTCCAAGTGCGCCAGCACGATAACCAGCATTGGATGCAAGTTGACCCAAATTAGCTGATAAAGTCAAAGGCTGTTGAGCCTGAGATTCAATCCCGCCAACACCAGCCAAATACTGGCTAAACGGAGTCAAAGCCGCCTGTTGACCAGCATATCGCTGACCAAGCAAGTTAGCCCCTGTGCCAAACAATCCTGCGCCAAACTGAGTGGCTTGCTGACCAGCCTGCTCACCCTGAGCCGCCAATTGCAGATTCTGCTGGGCAAGAGCGTTGTAATAAGCAGCCAATTCAGGGCTAGTAGGTTGCAGTTGACCACCTTGAGCCACTGCCAAACCACCACGAACAGTTCGCTGTAAACGGTTTTGGATGCTTGCCAATTGACGCTCTTGTTCAGGCTGTAACAAGGCTTGTTGACGCTGAACATATTGTTGGGCAACCTCTTGCGGTGTACGAGCCAAATACTTCTCACCAAGACCAAACAGACCTTGAGCCGCACCGCCCAACGGAGCAAACTCAGCTTGAGCCTGCTCTGCCTGAGTCAATCCAGTGCCTGCTAGACCCATTAAACGGTCTTGCAAAGCCTTCATTTCAGGAGAAACTTCGTATCCAGCGGCTTCTAGCTGACCAGTCTGCGGATTAACTTGGAAGTTTGATGTGCCAAATCGTGTAGTAATGCCAACAGGTCGGAATTGAGCCTGAGCAGAAGCCTGTTGAGCAGCGGCACGAAGTTGATCTGCCAACTGACGACGAGCCTCAACATCCTGTTGACCTTGAATTAGACCGCCTGCGCCAGTCAACAGTCCTTGAACTGTTTGTGGGCCAGTTAATCCTCTTGCAATTCCAGAAGCAACACCACTTAGAAGACCGCCTCCAGTAGCGCCAAGAGCACCACCAGCAGTGCCTGCTCCTGCGGCTCCTGCTCCTGCGGCTCCCAAAGCGCCAGCCCCTGCTAAACCACCAATGTCAGCCATTGTTGCAGGAAGTGCCGCCTCATAAGCCGCCAATTGAGAAACAGCTTCAGGGGCAATTCCCATCCCTGCCGCAAACCCTTCTAAACCTGGCGTAGCGGTATACCCAGCTAAAGTGCCATATTCAGGAATTAAACCACCAGCCAAATCAGCCGCAGCAACTTGTTCAGCAGCGCCGCCTAAAAGACCGCCTTCAGCGCCAGTAGGAGCCGCCGCAAAAAGCTCAGGGCCAGCAACTACACCAGCGGCAATGCCAGCTGTTGCCCAACCGCCAGGGATTTCATTATTAACAAAATCGTCTACCGAGCCTCCAAGATCGCTGACTGCATCAACTGCACCACCTACGACATCGGTTGCTGTATCAATTACTGTTGTTGCTGCGCCCATGATCGTTCCTTAAACAAGTGCTTTCCAGTTGTACTCAGGCAAGTCAGAATCTATCACCTCAACATCCAAAGCCTTTAGCATTTGAATGATCTGCGGATTATCAGCTTTGCCATAAACCGCATCTAATCCTGAGCTACGAATTTTCTTGATGAACTCACGCAATGCACGAACTAAACCCATTTGATTATCTGTTGTGTATAAATGCAGTTCAGCAATGCCTTTGCCAATCTTTTGAACAATCAAAACACTGTTCCCAGATTGCAACATAATCGCCTCTTTGTTGTTCAATAGGCGACCAAGTTTGTTCAGGATAGGCGCAGGATTTACTCCATTGCGCTTTGCATCTGCCGTGATGATTTCTGTGGGTTTCATATTTACACCGTCCCGTTAGCGATGACATTGCCAAGCACAGTCAAGTTTCCTGAGCCATCAATCTTTGCCACATTCGTGCCACTAGAAACAATGTACAAAACACCAGAAGTCTCAACAAATGAGAAGTTGGTGAATGTGCCATCAATCTTTGTTGCAATCGCCGTAGCAATGTTGTTGAACTCAGTATCAATCTCAGTTCCACGAACAATCTTGTTTGCGTTGCCAGTGGCAAGTGAGTCCTTGGCAGCGAAGTTGGTTGTCTTACTGTAATTTGACATGATCTGTTCCTTAAATCACTTTGCCATTCTTGGCATGAATTTCAATCTTTTGGAAACTCAACAGACTCCCGTTGATCTCTGCTTCATATCCAGTTTGAACAACTTTTCCAGAGCCATCAGCTGCAGATGACAATTTTTGAATTGCAATGCCACCAGCATAATAAGCAACTGGTGAGCCATTCGCCCCATATTCAGAAATGCCATATTGAGCAACACTTTGCGTTGGAATCAATACATTCTCTGAGTGAAAGTCACCAGTAAAGTCATACGCCCATTTGATCGTTACATACTGGTTTGAACCACCAATCACAGTCAGAATGATCTTTTTCAGAATACTTGTAACAGTCGGCTCACCAAGATCGGTATGGTTTGTCTCATACTGCATCCGATAAGTAGCAGTGTTATCGTTGTAGCCAGTATGAGTCCCCAAATAGCCTTCTTTGCCAATGTACAAAGTACCATTCTGAGAGGCGAACAGGCTTCTGGGCAAGATTGAATCCCATGTGGTCACACGAGAAGCGCCATCTTGCAATCCAGCCCTCATGTCAAAGCAGTAAACAATGCTTCTGCTTGGCAGTGTCAGCAAATAGAAGGCATCGTTCTGAGAATAGACAGCATTGATGTTTGCCAATGTCTCGCTGTTTACAATTGCCATCAAGTCGTTGCGAACATTCTTAGACAAATCTCTGAATGGCGCAGACTTCTCTGCAATGGTTCTCAGGACAGAGCGAACTCCTGTATAAGACAGGAAAACAAGATCAGTGCCTGTATAAGCAAGAGAATCCCTTGCGATACAGCCAATACCAGTCACAACATCGTATAAAGTCATCGTGGCAGGGTCATCAACACCTGTATAAATCAGAATGTTGTTCTTGCCAAAGATGAACAAAAAGCCGTTGTGAAAGCCTAGCGCCTCAATGGTGTCAGTGCCATTAGGCCATACAGTAGTCGTATCCAGAGTTCCAGATGAACCGCCTGTGTAAGTTTGATGTG